CCCTCCCAAAACGCAATAATCGTTAAAGAAATAAAATATGAGTAAAGCCATCGGCATCAGCCCGCAGGCCGATTTATTGATCGAAGTTTCCTATTTATAATGCGGGGGAAACCAGCTCACGCTTAGCTCAGAGCTCTGAACAGTTCGGCTGCTGTTGTGAGAGCAGTGGAGCAAGACGGAGACAGCTTGTATGTTGATCCATCCTTCACAAGAATGTTGATGGTGCAGCAGTGGTTGACACGAGCGTTTGAATCATACAGATTCGATCTCATCTGAATAGCTGTGTACTGCTTGATGTTAGCAATGGATGTCTCCCTGTTGGTGTTTGAATTGATGACTTTATCAAACTTGTACTGATGATACATGAAAGCATCAGCCAAGGTCCGACAAACCTCATCAGGTATGGTGTCCACTCCAGGGATCAAGGACCCAAAAGAAGAGAGTGCCATTCCTTTTGGAAATCCAGGCACAACGGCTTCAGCGGGTACAGCTCCAGAGATTGCTAGTGAGCCATTGTACATGGCGAGTGACATAGGCCTAGCTAAGCATGCAGAAACTCGGACCAAGGTCACAGTGGTCGAGCTGGTTGGCTTGCCTGACTTCAGGCCATAAGTGGTTTCCCAACTTGTTAACTGGGCCTTGGCTTCCATGGTAGATTTGGCTTTTATGGCCCTGATATTAGAGCCCCTCATCAGCCCCATCACAGCCATTGTCCTCAGGTCCTTCTTGAAGCTATCGGCCAGTATGCCCTTCTTAGTAGCAAGTTCCCACATAGCACGGATGAGGAGATCAGGGCTGAAACCCTGGTACTCCATCTCTGCTACATCCAGGTTCATGCCTCCAAACACTGTCTCTGTGCTCAGGGACTCAAGGATGGCTCTAGCCTCATCTGCTACTCCTGTCATCTTGCTGATGGTTTTGTAAGGAAATCAACGAATCTCTACAAGAACACTCAAGGTTTTCTGACTTGTTAGACGTTGGCAACAAATGTTATATCTTCTATATTACTCTTTCGTAAGTTGGGGGAGAT